GTCGATGGCCTCGATGTCGGCGTTGCCCTTGGCCCAGGCAGCCTCGTCCTCGGCGGTGAAGTCGCGGCCCTCGGTGGCGGCGGCGTCGCTGACGGAGCGGATCTCGTTCCACGCGCGCAGCCGCGCCTCGTGCAGGCGCTGCATCTCGTTGTTCATGTCACTCCTACGTGACTCGGGCCGGGCGCAGGCGCGCCACGGCGGTGGTGGTTCTTGCGAGTGCCGACGGCGTTGCGCGCAGGTCAGCGGGTCGGCGGGTTACGGCGGCCCCGCCGGGCCGGTGCCGCTTCCTCGGCCGGCGTTTCGCGCGGGGCCTCGGGAGCGGATTCCTCGTCCTGGGACGGAAGGTCCCGGGCGATGAGGTCGGACAGGCGGCCAGCGGCGGCCGCCTCGGTCACCTGCTCAAACGGCAGGTCGACGAACTCTGCGAACGACCGCAGCGCCACCGCTGCGCCGTCGCCCTGCGTCTGCAGGTAGGCGGGACTGGCGACCGGGCCCAGCTCGTACAGCACGGCGTCGGTCACGGTCCGCATCGGGTACCCCGACTCGGTCGTGGCCCAGCTGACCCCACCCTCACGGACGGCGAAGCTGAAGCTCGAGCCGCGGACCTTGCCCGACGCCACCTTGGCGGCGACGCGCTGTGCATCCGGGTCGGTCATGTCGAGCGCCATCGAGTAGGACAGCCCGGTCGCATCGACGGACAGTGTGAGCGAGCCGGAATCCCTTGTGGCCAGGAGCAGGTCCAGGTTGTGGTTGAACGATCCCAGCACGTTGCGCTCGTGGCGCGAGAGCGTGAAGTCGAAGGCGGTGGGAGCGATCTCCTCGACCCATCCGCCAAGGTCCTGGGAGTAGACGTTGAACAGCGCCGCATAGCCGGCGAGGGTCGTCGAGCTGCCCTCGGCCCTGAGCTCGGGAGCGGACACGTTGCGGTAGGCACGGAGCTCGCGCACGGCGGCCCTCCTCGTACTGTCGGAATTGTTGACCCGGGTCAACAATCAGTCGGTTGGCAGCGGGCCGCGGTCCTCGAGCTCCCGCACCTCGTCGACCGTGAGCCACGGCCGCTCGCCGGCGAGTGCCTGGGCGTACGCGGCGTAGCGGGTCGAGAGGTCCGACCGGAGCAGCGCCCCGGTGCTGAAGCGCACGAACTGCGGTTTGGGCAGCGCCGCCGACAGGACCTCCTGCACGAGCACCAGCTCGGCGTTGATCGTGTCGACGAGAAACTGCTGTGCCTGCTGCTCTCGGTTGGCATACGTGATCGACTGGCCGCTGCTGGCGATCCCAATTTTCTCGGGTGGGACGCCAAAGATTTGGCAGATGTCAACCTGGACGTGGCGCATCGTCTCGAGGAACTGCGACTCGTTGGCGTCGACGCCGATCTTCTCGGCCTTCAGGCCGGAGCCCAGGACGGCGGGCCGGCGCTTGCGCCACGAGCCCTGCACCGACGCGCGGATTCGGTCGGCGGACTCCTGGTCGAGTTCGGCGTCGGCGTAGAGAATCATGGAAGGCACTGCGCTGTTGCGCAGCCAGTCGGAACCGAAGTCCTGCGCCCGCTTGGCGAGGGCCACCAGGCCGGAGCGCTCGAGCGGCGATATGCCGAGCGGCGAGCCGGGCACCGGCATCCCCGGGACGACGAACACGTTCTCGGCGGGCATCGGCTTGCCGGCGAAAGTGAACTCGATGGGAGCGCCGACGTAGGCCTGCCGGTGCGACACCTTGGTCGGGTCGAGCCACTCGACAGCGGTCGGCCACCCGGCAGCGTCGCGGCCGACGATGGCGCCAAAGGCGTTGCCAAATAGGTCCCGGGAGATCGACATGGACCTGATCCACTGCGACCGCGGACCCATCGACGGCGCCGCCACCAGCTGTGGCTGGGTCGGCATCTCGACGGGCAGCCCGGACGCGTTCAGCCGGTAGGCCTTCAGTGGCAGCTGGGCGATGGTGTTGGCCCGGAGGTTGATGCACGCCACGACGGCGGACAGTGCGAGCCCGTCCACGGCCCCTGAGCGGCCCTCTCCCGCCCAGTCGTCGCCTCGGCCCCACACGTCCTGGTAGGACACGTTGCGCCGCTCAGGGCGGCCCAGGCGGCCCAGCATCAGCCCTCCACCGCCAGCCCGAACACGACCAGCGCCACGCCGGCCACGGCGAGCCCGAGCGCCGGAGCGACCATCCACCCGGCCACGGCAAGCGCCACGGCGCCGGCGATCTGGAGAAGGGCGGCGAGGATCTGCACGTTGCCCTCCTGGGCTCAGTAGGCGAATAGCGGTCCGGGAGCGGCGGCGACCTCCTCGGTGACCGAGGTGGCGCCCCATAGGGCGAGCGTCGCTGCGACCAGCGGCGAAATGTCCACGGCGGACGACGACCTCGACCACGCCCACGCGTCACCGAGCTTGCGCTTGGCTGCCCCGGTCACGGCGGCGGTCAGCGCCGACTGGCCGCGGTGGTGGACCTTGTCGTTCAGTACGGCGTCGTAGAGCCGCCCGCAGGCCTGCGCCATCTCACGCCCCGAGGTCGTCACGACACGGATGCCGGCGGCCTCGAGGTCGGGCACCACGCTGCTGGCGGGCCCGGCGGAATCGACGACGAAGGCACGCGGCGACCAGCGGTCCCATAGCTCGATGCACCGGGACACCACCCACTCGGTGCCTTCGCGGTGGTCGACGAGCTCGACGCCGTTGACCTCGCCGGTCCAGCCGGCGGCCACGATGCTCGCAGAGCTCCGTGACGGCGAGAAGTCGAGGGCGAACACCAGGTCGTCCCCGAGCTCGAGCGCCGGGTCCTCCCGACTGTTCCACACGGAGATCGGGATGGGAGCCACGGCGGACTTGGTCGTCCAGCGGTTGAGGTACGCCCGCTCCGCCTCGGCCAGCTCCATGCTGGCGAAGTCGGCCTGCAGCGCCTCGAGCGTGATCGTGTTGCCCAGCGCCGGATGGCAGCCCCACCAGGTCGCCGGGTCGTTCGGGTCGGCGTCGTCGGGCGCCGACCACTCGAAGTAGGCGATGCCTGCGTCGCCGCCGCCCTCGCACTGCAGCCGGCCACGGTCCACCTTGGACCGGAGCCAAGAGCTCGACGCCGTGCCGGCGGTCGAGATGATCCAGAGCTGCGGTTGCTCCCGGGTCACCATCGCGGGCTTGAAGGCCTGCTCGAGCCGGTTGTCGGTCTGGCTGAAGGCCTCGTCGACCACGCCCAGGTCGATCTGCGTGCCGTGGCCGGCAGTCTCGGTCGAGCTCACGATGGTGTGCAGGGAGCCGTTGCTCCAGCGGATCGCCTCGGAGCCGTTGGTGCGACGGACCTTGAACTGCCCGGCGAGCGGCGACCGCTCGAGCGCTGGCACGTGGTCGTCCTCCCACTTCAGCCGCGCGTCCTTGCCGGACTGCGCTGTGTAGGCGATGCGCTGCCCCGGCCACTGCAGCGCCCGCCAGACCATGACGGCAAGCAGCAGTGTCGTCTTGCCGGCCTGCCTGGGCACGGTCACGACGACCTCGCGGTGCGCCAGACGGCCCGTCGCCGGGTCGACCTCGAGCGCCACGTCGGCCACCAGCCGCTGCCACGGCATCAACGGCGTCCCGAGCCGCTCGGCCACGGCGGCGAGGTGCGCGCCGTAGCTAGGTCGGGTCGTCCTGGGAGTTGCGTAGCGGGGTCGACAGCTCCCGGAGGAGCGATGAGAATCCTGCATCGTCAGCCTTCTCTGCCTCGATGGCGATGAGGACCGCTTGCAGGTTCTCCGAGATCTGCCGGTCGAGCGACCTCAGCGCGCGGCGCTCGGTCGGGTCGGCCTGCTGCAGCACGGTCACCCGTAGACCGTTGCGCTCGTCGATCTGCTCGCACACGATCTGCAGCAGATGGAGCACCTCGGTCGGACAGATCGGTGCGAGGTCGCGCCACGTCGCGAGCCCCGACTGCCCTAGCGGCCGGAGCGGATCACGTGGTGAAGTCGTGCTCATTGCCTGACGCCTCCGACACGGGCAGCCGGCCCGTCGCCTCCTGCCAGCGGCGGCAGATCACGTCGACGTAGCGCGGGTCGAGCTCCACCAGGCGCGCCCGGCGGCCGGTGGTCTCCGCAGCGATGAGGGTCGAGCCGGAGCCGCCGAACGGGTCCAGGACGATGCCTCGCGGCGGCGAGCTGTTGCGCACCGCCCTGGCCACCAGCTCGACCGGCTTCATGGTCGGGTGGTCGGCGTTGCGGCGCGGCTTGGGATAGGTCCAGACGGTGTCCTGCTTGCGGGTCGGCGGCCGCTGGTGGGCGGCGCCGGGCGACCAGCCGTAGAGGATGTTGTCGTAGCCCTCGGAGTAGTGCGGGTCGGGCTCGGGCTCGTCGTCGGTCGACAGCGGCGCCGGCGGCGCCGGGTCCTCCCCGGGCGACCAGCCGTAGAAGATCGACTCGTGCCGGCCGTGGTAGTCGGCCCGCCCGAGCACGAGCGAGTCCTTCACCCAGGCGATGGTCTGCCGCCAGACGCCTAGGCCGGACAGCAGGTTGCCGAACACGGCGAAGAAGGGTCCCGACGGAGCCGCCACGTACCAGCAGCCGCCAGGCTTGACGTGGGCGAACGTGTTGGTGAAGGCGGCCTCGAGGAGCCCCTGCAGCTTGTCGCCGTCGACCTCGTCGTTGAGGATCGTGAGCTTGTCCTTGGTGCCGCCCACGACGGCCACGCCGTAGGGCGGGTCGGTCCACACGAGGTCGGCGTACTCGTCGCCCAGCAGCTTGGCGTAGGTGCCGGCGTCGGTCGAGTCGCCGCAGACTACGCGGTGGTCGCCCAGCAGCCACACGTCGCCCTCGACGGACTTGGGAGTGGGCGCCGGCGGCACGTGGTCCGGGTCGTCGAGCTGGGTGCCCGACTCGCCCAGGCGGTCCAGCAGCTCGTCAAGGTCGTCGGTCGTCCAGGCGGTCGCGGCGAGAAGGTCCTCGTCGGCGGCGGCGACCTCTGCGATGAGGTCGGCCAGCAGGGCGTCGTCGTAGCCGCCGAGCTCGGCGGTCCGGTTGTCGGCCAGGGAATACGCCTTGGCTGTGGCGTCGTCGTCGTCCACCCACACGACAGCGATCTTCTCCCAGCCCAGCCGGGCCGCAGCCTGCAGGGTGTGGTTGCCGGCGATGACGGTCCCGTCGCGCAGCGCCACGACGGGCTTGCGCTGGCCGAAGGCCTCGAGCGACGCGGCCACCGCGTCGACGTTGCCGCGTCGCGGGTTGCCCGGCATCAGCTGCAGGCGGCCGATGGGCGCCGCCAGTGGTTCTAGGTCACGCTGGATCACGCCGGACTGCCCTCCGAAGCGTCCCCGGTGTCGGGGAGGGATTTTGTCGAGAGGGACGGGGGCC